TTCTTATTTCATTAAATCTTCTTTAATCTCTGTATTGATTAAATAGATAAACTCAGCCTGAGTCGGGGTTGTATCTCCAATCTTCTTTCCTCTGCCGAGATATTTCTCAACAATAGCTGCAATTCTTGGACGATAGTAAGCCTCATTTTTCATCATAAGGGGTGAGATTAAGTTATTAAATTCTTCAATTAATTCATCATAATTATAAGTCGGTTCTGAATTAATTGTTACACGTTCATCAGTAACAAACTTACCTTGTGTTTCAGCTGCCTCCTTGTCAATTGCCGCATTTAATGCATCAACCAAATCCTGATAACTAAAATTAATTACCGGCTCGATGTACTTGAAACGACAACCAACGTCATATTCGCCATCTAATGAACGAAGAATCAATTTGCGTTCGTTGCCGATAATATCGGCGCATGCATAAATATCTGCCATTGCTTTCGCAATATCGTTAACAGATTTCTGTGCTGTTGGAACAACCTGGTTATACTCTGACCCATCTTTTCTCTTAAAGGACTTGTCCTGTGAGTGAGAGATGAATAATACGGCATAACCCATCATTGTTAAACTACGGAACGCATCTTCAAATTCCTTTTTATATTTTGCCCAGCCATTGACAGACCAACCACCGTCGCCAAGGTTTTCAATGCCGAGCTGATTACAAATATATTTATCGCATAAAGCAGCCGCAATATCAATTGTATCAATAACCAGTGATTTAAATTCTGCCTGAACCTCAGGTTTCTTTAATTCACGCATAAGGGATTTAAATTCTCCCCAGCTATTAATATCAACCTTTTTAATACCGCCAAGAGCATTATAACCTTTTTCAAATGCAATAAGCAGTGATTTCGGCATCTGTGAGCCAAAAGTAGTTTTACCGACTTTTGGCACGCCATAAATATATGTAATATACCCACTTAAGTCACGACTAACTTTAGTCGGCTCTAGATGTAATAAATCAAATCCCATACTACATTACCTCCTTTTAATTAAAAATCAAATGTTTTGGCTTTAGCTGGTGCTTGAGTAGGAGTTTCAGGCATTGTAGGAGTTGTATTTACTGTTGGAGTTTCAAAACTTGTTCCTCCGCCTCTATTTGCCTTCCACTGTTCCCTATTTGCTTTAAGTTCAGCTAAATATACCTCACGGTCTGCAATCATCTGCTTTAATTCGTCAGCGGTAATTGTAGATTCGTCATCCCAATCATATGGGTCACTCTGTGCCCAAGTAATAACATAATCTTTACGACTATTCTTTACTTCTCTTACAGAAGGTTCTCCAAATGCACTTTCCTCTACAATCTGCCTTACAATTGTTTCAGAAATTTCTTTACCCTGTACCCTTGTGAATACTGGATTACTAGATGATGCCTCTAAACCTTCAAAATAATCAATCGCATTAGGATTTAATACTGAAAGTTCAACTGGTAACATTCTCTTTCTAAAATCATCAAAAATGCAACCTTTAATAATTCCTTTTTCCGGCAGATTTCTATCGGGGTCGGCTTCTTGACGTCTAACTCCAGTAATAACCATATCAACTTCAAACTTGTTACGACCATCTTCATCACTTGACCAAGGGCCAGTTGTATGAATAAATCCGCCCTCATTTCTTTTTACAGAAACAAGTTCATCTGTACCAGACCTATCACTATAAAAATCATTAAGTGCAATTGAGGTGTCAACCCTTACTTTTACAGCCTTCTCGGCACCTCCACCCATTACTGTATCAAAAGTACCATTAATTAAATTCGCTAATACAAGATATACAGGATTCTCTTTTTTCTTACTTGTAAGAGCTGTTACATACGGATAATAAATCTCTACGATGTTTGTGCAATCATCGTCCGTTGCTACCTGAATACTACCCTGAATATACTCTACTCCTGGTGTTTTTGCATTCGGACCAGAAGTCTTTAACTGTAAACTATGCTGATAAACTAATCCTTCGCAATGAAAATTATTCTTCGTCTTTTTCATCTAATCTTTTTCTCCTTTAAAATCTTAATAAATTATACTTTTTTATTTTTTAAAAATCCACTTACTTAAAACAATAAATCTTTTGCATAGGGTAGTTGCATAGCAAATTTAATAAAGTTTGGCAATAAGGGGTCGTCCTGGCCAGACCATTCATTCAATTTATGGTTTTTCCTTTGTTCTACAATAGAACGGATATTTTCATAATTCATTGTAACGGTTCTGGTCTGAAGCCATGATTCTGGAAGTAAACGTATTAATTCTTTCCAATAGCGTTTATCTCCAGTTTGAATATATCTTTGACGCAATGTTTCGCAATTACTGATGGCATTAAGCCAAATATCATTAATTGTAGAATCTTCGCTCTGTGGCGCTCTGTCATACACTTTTAAATCACGATTGAAATCACCTATTTCAAAACAATCTATTGTAATAGGCTCACTTGCTAGTTTATGCATTGTAGAAGTTGAGTTAGCAACAGTTCCTACTTTATAGGTATCAAATTCTTTCCACCAATAAAGCGGAGCCGTAATATCAACTGTTACAAAAATTTGACGCATAAATTTGCGATGCTCAGTGCCACCTTGAATTAGATTCTGCATTAACTTCATATCCTTTGGGCCAATAGAAGTGTATAGGGCATTTTCGCCGTCGTTATATAAAATTATATCTAATAATGCCGAAACTTGTTCTTGGCCGGTCGGATAATCTCTTCCCCATTTTGATAAATGGGCGCGAGCTATTGCGGCAAAATCTTCTATAGAGCAAATGCCCGTTTCAGTATCAGATTTTTCCCAAGATTCTAATGGGTTGCGCATACCATGTATTGCGCCATCAAAATTATAAACTATAATATTATCAAATTTCATTTATTCTTCATTACTTAATGTATAACCAACAAAACGCTTACCAAGATTATATTTCATGAATTCTTCCAGTTCATCAATATAGATATTGCCTTCAATATCAGAAAGGTCATCAGTATAATGAACTGCGTTTACTCTTGGTAAATCGTATGCTATACATTTATAGCCAATATTTTCAGGGTGAGCGCATACGATAGTGCCGCCCGTCTTAGCAGCTTCGCGAATTAATTGTTTTGTCTTGCCTGTGCTTTTCGCATTAATAATCTTAAACATTAAGTATTTCCTTTCTTATTTCATACTATATCCATAAGTTTTGGCTTGATAAAAATCTTGCCAATACTGTTCTTGTTCATTAAGAATCTCTGGTGGACAATCTTCTAACCATTCAAAAGTAAAATTTTCTATGCCATGTTTTTGCATAGCGGGATATAATTTATTCATTGGTGCTTTTTCCGCCCCCACCGCACATTTAATATGTGTTTGCCAACGCGCACTTCCATCACGTGCTTGTCCGACATAACACTTTCCATTAATTAAATTTGTAATTTTATAAATACCAGTTCGTTTTTCTTGCCCTAAAACCCTACCAATTAGGGCAGATAAAGGGCGCTGATAATAAACTGAATAAATTACTTTATTTAATGGGCGCGGGTCACGAAGATACGGCGCAATAGATTTGATTCGATTAATCTCTTCTATATCCGTATCAGATAAATGTAATTGATAAAACTTTTGTTGATTTTGTTTTTCAGCTTCTCGTTTATACGCTTCAACAGCCGCATTAGACATTGAGCGCATTTTTGCTAAATTAT